GTGGCAGTTGTTCATGCAAGGGATCGGCTTCCGTCCGGCAGCGGTTGCGCGTAGCTCCGATGCGGCGTTCAAACTGACTTCTGCTGAGCAAAAGATTCTCAACGAGAAGAAGCTGGTGCTCGGACGCATCAAGGTGCAGGCCCGCAAACAGACTGAAGAGAGCGACGCGCTGATGCAAAAGATCATTGAGAAAGAACTCACCGAGTTCAATCAAAAGCATCCGACGTTTAGTGTTGACGCCAAAGAGTTGAAGAACACGCTGCTCCAAGACGCAAAGGCCCGTGCGACTTCTCGCTTCGGCTTCAAGGTGAACAAGCAGAACCTTGGCCTGAGTGAGCGCACCCTGAACTACTTGGATGAACGCGCCGACCGAGAACTGCGCAAGAAGCCAGAATGAAAAAACCCCCCGGGGTTAGCCGGGGGGTAAATCTAAACAAGGAGAAAGCGAAGGAACCAATCTCAACTAGCCAGTAGTGTCCTACTACTAGCGCATCCAGTATATGTCACACGCGCCAGACGCGCAAGCCCTTCACTCCGTCTTGGATGGTTACCTTGTCCACGGTCTTGATCCGCAGTCGGCGGGTTACCTCCGCCACGGATCGCCGAGCCGCTTCCACGTCAATGCAGGGTACAAAAAAGCTCGTACCCGGCTTGAACCGCTGCCAATTAATCAGATACGACACCGTCTCGACCTTCATCGTCGGTACCGGGTAGATGAGCGTCCATCTGCAGGAACTCGGAATTGGATGCGTCGAACTTAAGTACCCGCACTGCCGGGGACACCACCCGCATCCCCTTGGACATGCGCTTGTTCAACGCCTCGGTGTAGATGCCCGAGGTCTGCAGTTCCTTGAGCACGCCCTTGTAGTTGATCTGCTGACGTACGCAGAAGTCCTTGAACGCCTTAGCCGAAACATACAACTCTTTGGTGTCCGGCTCGTAACGGATCATCAACTCGCCTCGGGGTTCCAGCAAGGGTGACGCCTGCATGTTGGTGCGGGCATCCAGTTCGCCGTTTACCACCAAAGCGTTCGTGATGTAGGCGTTGATGAACTCACCCAGCGCAGTGATCGGCGTGGCTTGCGGCGGCTTGACCTCGTGGCGCATCTCGTTGAGCATGTTCTTGAGCCACTCGTAGACATTCTTCATGTCGTAGTCATGCAGACCAAGGCTCTTGGCGATGAGTCCCCCGGCGATGTTGCAGGCTGCCACCCCTGACCAGAAGCGCTCCCGCTGGGTGAACTGCACTTCCTTGTCAATCTTGGCTTGGATGCGGCGCAGCAAATCAACCGCTTCCTCCTTATTGTTGACGAGCCACTGACCGTACACCTCCATCGCGTGCCCGTAGTTCTCCCGCAGTTGATGGTCAAACATCTGCTTGCCGACCTGCACGTCAATGATCCCGTTGGCCTCGATCTTGTACTCCAGCAGGCGCATGGATTCGCCGTCGGGGCTGTTCTTGGCCGCGCCGAGTTTCTCGTAGAACGATGCGTTGGAGGAGCACAGGGTGATGCCCTGCCACTTGGTGTTGTTGATGCGAAGCTCGTTGGTCGAGCCTTTCATCTTCTCTTTGCCCCTACCCTGCGAGATGCTGTAAGCAAGGTCGGAGAACTCCAGCCCGCTCATGTTCGTGATCTCGTCGATGGTGTTCGCCAAGTTGTTCATCACGCCGAGCCTGTGAATCTTGGCATTGAACGTGTCCTTGAACATGCTGGTCAACTCTTTGGGCATGCCACTGACGCTGTTACACATGTGCAAGATAGTGGTCTTGCCTGTGCCGGACTCCGGGTGGATGACGTTGATGATCGCCCCCTCCAGCCCGGTGAACTTGAGCAACGGGGAACCAAAGGCTGTCAGTGCTGCAAACGCATGTGGCTCCAGCCCGGGAAGGGCGTACAGGTTGAATACTTCCTTCCACTTGTCCATCGTGCCCTTGGAGTGGAGCTTCTCGGCGGTGTCCTTGTTGGTCGTGCTCGGCGGGCTGTAGAAGACACCGTCTTTGGTGATCTCCCGGTCGCCGAGGATGAACTTACTGTCGGCATCGGCCCATCCAAATTGTGTTCTCATTTGTTCTGCTTTCCTCACGTATTGCAAGTTCTTCACGAAGGTGATGACGAACTGAGCGAGGTTCTCGTACTGCTTGGTATGCGCCACGACACCGTACTGAGCCAGTATCTTGCGCAACTCGTCCTTGGCGGTGATGGCGGCGGTGGCCACTGTGAATTCGATTACGCCATCGTGCGGTAGATGCAACCGGAACAGTGCCGTCTCTCCCGCCTCTGGGTCTCGCATGCGCTTGACCACATAGAAGTCGTGCTCGTACACCAACGAAGGGTCGTCCTCTTCCTCTGCCGCCCGCTTGTAGACGCCACCCTTGGCTCCGCGAAAGAACGGAAACGGATACTCAGGAATCTGGTACGTCGTTTGGTTGCCCAGTCCGTCCTCGACGATGAACTCGTTGTCGTCCGGGTCGGCTTCCTCGATCTCCACGCCCAGCATGATGGGGGACTTGATCTTGCCCCAGTGCGGACAGCCTTGGCACACCCCGGGGTTGTACTTGTCGAACGTCGCGCAGTGATGCGGACCGCCCTTTTCCCGCAGGTGCTGCACTTTCTCTTCCACCTGCGCCGGGTCGTACTCCGGGTGCTGACTGGACATCTTGTGCGTTGCAGAATCGGCATCCACGCAAAACGCTGCAATCGACAGGGCCGAGCGCCACAGTGGTTCCTCGATGTCGCCTTGGTTCTGGTAGCAGTGCAGCAGTTGCGCACACCCCTCCCCTTGGGCCGACTTCATCATGATGGTCTTGAACCGCTTGACCTTGTTGCCCATGAGCGCTTCCATCATGGGGCTCATCGTGCGCGGAATGAAATCCGGCGTGTCGTCTTGCGGATCAGGCGCGCCCAGCAGTTCTTTGATATGCGCATGCGGCATGCGCACGGTCTCTTCGTTCCAGACCTCGACGAGTTTGGGGTTCGCCTTGTCCTTGAAGTTGAACGTGCCGGGAATGCGCAGAACACGAGACGCTTCAAATACTGAAGCATCCACAATCAGATTGTGTTCCACGCAAAGTTCGCGCAGACGCTGAGACAGTGGCTCCCACTCACGCCGTGACAGCGTTTCTTCTAGGAGCCAGTAAGCGTGAATCCCGTAACCGGAACTCACCAGAATGGGTTTGGGCAAGCCGACCGCAGCGCAGAAGCGTTTGAACTCCTGCAACCCGATGTCTTGGTCAAGGTAGCCCTTGATACGGCCCTTATCGTCCGGGACTCCCTTTGTCGGTCCACAGTCGATGTCCATCCACAATGCGCGGAAGTACAGGGCGTTCTCATGGGTGCGGTTCGGCAGGGGGCCAAACTTGGCGCATCCGAAGTAGGCATCTACTCCGTTCGCTGCAAACCGCTTCGCTATCTCCTCGACTTCTTCACGAGTCTCTGCAAACCTTTGGTCTGGGTACCTACCGTCATGCCCAAATACACAGTACCGCCCTTGCTGTGGCAGCACGGCGTCAAGCAGGTCAAACGACATGGGTGCTTATTTGTTGTGGGTTTCAATGTAGCGTTGGATGCTGGTCCACAAAGCGCGGTGCGGGAGCGTGGTGCCTTTGAACCAGTTGTAAACCGTCATGCGGCTCACCCCAAAGTCCCCAGCCACCACGCTCACCGACAGACCACGGGCGATGCAGACGCGCCCCAAAGCTACACCCAGAGACTTAGCACTTGCCGCTTTGTTGGCCTGTGCCAAGCTCTGACTGTAGCCGTAGCCCATGATTACTCCTCGCCCCAAGCCTTAACGACCGAGGCCAAGTCTTTCTTGGCAGCCGGGGCTTCGGGTTTGGCCTTGCCTTCACGCTTGACGGGTTCAGCAACCGCGTCGGCTTGAGTGACAGCCTTCGGTGCGGGAGCGGCCAGTTGCTTGCGACCAGACACGTCCGCTTGGTACGGGGTCATGATCACCAGCTTCTGAGTCTCCGGAGCCACCTTGCTGGTAACCGCGTACTCACCTTTGTTGATGAAGCGCACAGGCGTGAACAGCACCGACTGGTTGTCGTTGTTCTCGTTGAAGCTGACCTGCGTCACCACGTAGTCCAAGCTCTTGCCGTTGTTGGACAGGTACTTGGTGTAGTTCTCAAAGGTGTGGGTGTTGTCGCCGACCGAGTCGCCAAACAGGGACTTGGACGCGAGGTTCATCTGATAGACCTTGCCTTCCAGCGAAGTGCCAAAGTCCTCTTCCAGCACCATCGCCAGACGGCGCGAGTAGCGGCAAGCCTTGGAGTTGCCCTGACCGGAGCCCTTGATGTTCTGGGCGCACGAGTCGCAGCGGTCGGACTGCGGGTTCTCGGCCTTGGCATCGGGGCTGATACCGTCGTTGGAGAAGCAGTCGGGCGCGCTCGGCTCAGCGTCGGGGGTCCACTGCTTCATGTAGAAGATGCGGCCCACTTTGGGCGAGGCGTTGACGATGACGACGTTCAGGTTGCCTTTGACCTTGCCCATCTCCTCGCCGCCGACAACCTTGCGGAAGATGCCGTTCTTGGGGACGATGCGCGGAGTACCACCCGTGGTACCAGCAAGCTGTTTCGTGAGATCGCTGACCCCTGCTTGTTGCAGGAAGTCGGGCAGGTTTTGATCGAGAACGGTGATATTGCTCATTTCATTTTTCCTTAGAACGTCTAACAACCACGGTGTAGGAATTTTCAACGTTGACCCCTTCCGGGAACACGCCGGGATTCTCTTCGAGGAACTCCTTCATGTGGGTTTGATGAAGGCGCTTCTCAAGCAGGCCGTACGCATCGTGATCTTTGATGAACCGATACATAGAATCCCAATCATTCGTCCAGTACCGTGACTTGATTGAACGGATGATCGTGCCATGTGGTGTGCGGATGCTGTCGGCACCCAGAGTTTTGCATGCGTCCAGCATCTGCTGCTCAACGACTTGCATCTGCTCTTCGATTTCTTTCTCCTTGGCTTCGGCTTCGCGGCGAACGGCATCACGTGCGTCCCGCATCTTCAGGTACACCGAGGCGAGGGTGTCCAGCGCCACTTGGGGTGGCGACTCCTTAACTTCGTCTTCCATCTAACGCTCCTTATGAAGGTGGGAGAGACACTCTACCACCGATCTTGACAATGTCAAGCCTCTTCAACAGAAATTTCTTCGCGGTAAAGATCAACCACTTGGCGGTGATTGCTGATGTTGCTGCGCAGCATGGAGTACAGGCGTGTTTCCACGGCGCTGCCGTAGATGTGGATGATGGTCATCGGGTTCTTCTGCCCCGGACGATCAATCCGTGCGTTGGCCTGCAGGTACGTTTCGACGCTGGTACACGGAGCGTACCAAACAACGGTGTCGGCAGCAGTGAGCGTTAACCCGTGGGACGCAGCTTGGGGCTGAATGATGAGTACCTTCGGATCAGGCTGCTCTTGAAACTGCTTGACGATGTCACTACGACGATTGACAGACACCTCACCGTTGATCACTTCGCATGCAACTCCATGCTTGGTAAGGAAATCATTGAGCAGTTTGATCGTGTGCGTGAATGGCACAAAGATGAGCACCTTGTTGCTACATTCATCCACAATCTCCTGCACCACGGACAGTCGGTTGGATACGTCAAAATCCACAACTTCGCCCGTGTCCGTATACACGGAGCCACAAGAGATCTGCAGCAGCTT